ATTAATGGTCTTCTTGCCGGCTATAAGATTTATGCGCCGTTTTCTGGAAGTATAATGAGCTCTAGTTACAGTTACACAAGTAGCCTCAATACAACTTCATCGGTTATCAATCCTGTTAATGTTAAAAGTTCATTTGCTACAGTAATTCAGAATGTTCCATCATCTGTAACTGCTGGTGATATAATTAAGGTAAATGTTTTTGCTAGACCAGAGTTTCCACTTAAAAATTTTGACAGACAAACCCAATTTACTCAATTTCTTATTCCACAATATTTGCCTACGTCATCATATTATGCAATTAAAGATAATGAAACCGAAGAAATGATACTTGATTTTGACCAATATACACAATTAAGTTGTAATCTTAATGGTAATTATTTTATGCTAGATACCACAAGTTTTCCACAGGAAAGATATTTCAAAATCTTAGTAAGAGTAGAACAAAGTGGAAGTGTTTATACTCTTGACCATAATAATATTTTTAAAATTGTTAGATAATATGACGGATTTCAGTCAACAAATAGCAAGTTTCATAAATTACGGGACATATAATTATCGATTTGATAGTATAGGTAACGAAATTTTAAATCAGTCTTCGTCTATTTTTCAACAAGTTTATTTTAATCTTCCTCTGGGAAATTTTGTTTATAACAATTCTAAAGTATTATCTTTTTATAATCCAACATTTACGGAATTTGTTCCAGCTTCGCCAACAAGTTCAACATCTGCATCATTGTCATCATCATTTCCACAAGCTGCTATTGACCAAATTAATGCAATTACATATCAAAATACTCAATTACAAAGCCAATTAAATTCTGTGGTTGCTAGTAGCTCAATAAATACAAGTTCTGCTGATATACAATCTATAGAAAATACGATTATTAATCTTAGAATTCAATTAGGGCAAGGTTCTGTTCCAAATGATTTCCAAGATATATATCCATATCTTCCGATTCCACCAGAACAAAAAAATCCACCATCACAATAAATATGTCATTACCATATACAATTTTAGGTGAATTCACAGGCAGTATTGAATCTGCTTCGGTTTTGAGTGTACAAGATACATCATTACTTTATGTTTCTCAAAGCTCAGATATTTGGTTCGGTCTTTCTACTAATGATGCAATTGAAATAGGTGCATATTCTACAGACGATCAAACTCTTATAGCATGGGGAACTATTGGTCAAGATAAGACATTTCAAACAATTACATTAACATATTTGAATAATCTTAACATGCCTGTAAGTTATTCATACAGCCAACTTATTAATCCATTTACACTTTATAAAAATAATTCAATATTATTTCAACCACCATTTGATTTAAATGGAATAGGAATTACTAGTGGAAGTTATACTGTGTCTTATAATTTTGTAAGAGAAGTGGCAGGTAATTTATCATCATCTCTTACAATCAAGGATATTTCTCCATCAAGAACTGAAATAAAACTTATACCATCCAATACATTTGATATTGAATATAGTTCTTTCTGTATTAAAAAGTTTCCAATTAGAGATGTGGCTCCTGTTTTGTTGTCAATTATTAAAAATTTTCCTTATGATACAATTTATGAGGAAATGAGTTCTTTAAGTCAATATCAAGATGGTATTTCTTTTTTGAAATTTGTTTTTTTTCTTACTGATGACGGTTCTGTTATAAATTTGTTAAAAAATTTATACGAAGATTACATAAAATATACTTTTGTAACTCCAACAACAAATACTTTACAACAACCTGTAACTATAAAGAGAATTCAGGGTATAAGAACATATTATAGTAATTATTTATTACAAAGTTATAGACATATTGCTGATTTTAATGATATTAGACAACAGTATATCAATTTTGTAAATGCTCGATTAGATGAAAAATTCAGCCAACTTTTAAATTCACAAGACCAAGGATATAAAGATGCTAGACAGTTTTGTTATGATTTCTTTGTGACATATTTTTATGACAATGCTGTTAGTCCATTACAATCCAGTTACGAAGACAAATATTTTGGATATTTAAAAAACGTACTAAATTTTGGAAATAATAAATATTTCTCAATATTAGATATAGGATATCTTGATGAAAGGACAATTCCTACAGACCCTCTGACTCTTATTGTAAAATTATCATCGGCACTTTCTTCTGATATTTCAATAAAGGATACGTGCTGGGTATCTAATTTTGGTATGGTGCCTTATGTGTTTACTGCTATTTTACAAGCACCGGTACAATATCAAACTATAACAATTTCTTCCCCAAATTTTGGACCACCGCAAAATCTTATTAATGTAGGGAATTCTAACATTTTATATTCAGCAGATGACCTTTCTTATCCATCTACTATAGAAAATAGTATTAGAATTAACAAAAATATTGCTAAATTGAATACGGATTATACTGATTATAATAATTTTGTGGTATTCTCGTCTGCACAAAACAGGCTTAATATTTTTAAGAATAAGATGATTCAATGGACAGTTTTGAGTGCTTCGATAGTGGAACTTAATAATAGATATAATAGTTCATTATCATCTTCAATACCTTATCAATATTATTTTAATGAATTATCTAGTTTTAGTACACAAAGTAACCAAATAGTTGATTCATTCGATGGATTTGAGTCCTATTTATTTAATTCTGGTTTCTACCAATATAATTTGCAGTCTGGTTCATTTTATAGTGCGAGTTATATAAGTGATGCAGACTTTAGTGCAAGTCTATATGACACAAATAATAGAGATAGTCTTTCATCAAATGTACCCCAATATATTATTGATGACGACAACTATTCAGAGTATTTGACCTTTTTGAATATGATAGGTCATCATTTTGATGATATTTACACATATATTTCTGCTATGCCTATTGAAAGGCAGGTAAAAAATGAATTTACTTCTAGCCTTCCAACCAATACATTAAAAGAAATGTTGTATTCTTTTGGATGGGATGTCGATGATATTATTGGGTCGCTAGACCTTGACGAAGTATATCTGAACAGTATGAATTCAGCATCTTATAATGCTTTATCTTCCCAACAGAGACTTCAAATTATATGGAATCGCATTCTCATTAGTTTACCGGGCATCTATAAGACCAAGGGTACAGAACAATGTGTGGATTATTTGTTGTCATGTTATGGTTTACCTTCATCGATGCTTACGATAAGAGAATATGGTGGGACAGATTATGCTAGCGATATATCTCCTACATATGAACTAGATGAAAAAATGTATATGCTCCAATTCTCAGGCGTGAGTGATTACATTGAAGGACCAATACCATATTCAGTTATGACAACAGAATTCAAATTTTCCATTGGTTCTGACCCTAACAATACTTATTACCCAAATTTTAAATTTTTCCCATTATTTACAAGTATTCCATATCCATATTCAAGTTCTTATAATTTTAATTGGGCTTTAGGATTCTATAGAGTTCCGGGTCAATATACTGGAAAAGTTGTGTTTCAAATGGGTTCTGGTTCTTCAGGTATTAATATAACAAGTAGTGTATTGCCTATTTTCAATGGTGATATTTTTAGTGTGATGTTGAGAAGAAATTATCCAAATTCTTTATTTGACCCATCTACAGATTTAAATGATATTCCTACTGAATATGATTTAACCGTTCAAAGGAATGAAAATGGAAGAAAAATTTTTTATTCTACATCCGATGCAATTTTTTATAATAATGACAATGATGTATTTTCTCAATTTGGTAAATTTAGATTAAGTGATGGAACATTTAAAGGGGCATTGGATAAATTATTAATTTGGGATGTTCCTATTGATGATAACGATTTTGAAGAACACGTTGATGATTTAAATTCATATGGTTTTAGTGGTTCTGTTCCTTATCAACATTTATGGGTAAGATTAAATTGGGATTATCCACAAAACATGTATTATTATAGTGGTTCTGTGTGGGTTGATAATGAATCTCCATACTATGCTATTCCAAACTATTACACAGACCAAACTCTTACTACTGTTAATCCTACTTTATATTCTGCATCTTTGAGTATTATTGAACAAAATTGGCAATCTTATTATCCGACAGGTTCAGTTGAAATTATTGCTCATAACTTTCCAGAAGCAATTGGAAATGCTTTTTCTGCTTCTTGGGTTGGTTATCCTACATGTCAATGGTTTTCTCAATCAGTTTATCCATATCAATTTCAAGAATTGACATACCAACAGAATATTGATGCATCTAAATTTGGACCTAATAAATATAAAAATGTTAAAATCCGAACATTATCTTATAATCTCGATACTAGACTTGACCCATTTGACAGGTCAACCATTAATCCTGATATAACAGTTTCAGGTGAGTCTAATCAACTTGGATTTTTTATTGACCCACAGGATTCTAAAAATAAAGATATTTTGAGATATGTTGGTAAAAGCGGCATTATGGGGCTTATTGGTAATACATCTGACCTTTACAATGACAAATATGCAAATTTAGTTAATAAAAATTATGAATATAATACAAATGGTAATAAAAGAACATATTTTAATGAATTATTGACAGTATATAAATTTTATTTTGATAAATCTATTTTTCAAGCTATACGAAATATTATACCAGCTAGAGCTAATTCTTATACAGGTGTGGTAATTGAGCCAACACTTCTTGAAAGACCAAAATATCAAAATAGGCCAAT